AGCTAGACAATGGGAAACAAGCTGATTGAGCTGAATCATCATCGTCGGCAATAGTGGCTTGTGTTCTGAAATATAAGTATTTTTCCATTTCTGTTTAGTTTTTAAAGGTTAATATTATGATTCTTTTAACATCACGAAGTTATTAGCTCCTTGAACTACTAAACATCTTTCAGATAAATAGTGTACTTCCATAAAGTCATCTCCTGTATAAGAAGCAGATCCAACAGAACCAGTTACCCAAGATTTAAGTCTTCGGTCATCAGTTTCTGAGCTTCTGTATCTTACGTGCAAGAAAGGACGAGTCATGTTTTTACCTAATGACTGATCGTAAACAGTTGAAGTTCCAGCAGGAATTAAAACTCCTGATACATCTCCAAATCCACCACGAGCAGCAGCATCGTTTAAGTATTTCCAGTCAGACTTGTAGAAATCGTAAGATCCTCTACGGAAAGCAGAGAAACCTAAGTTTAACGCCATGTCAGCATCATTTTGGAAAACGCCAAAAGAAGCACCGCCATTGTAGTTAGCATTTAATCCAGCTACCATGTCATCAATAGTAAGAGCTAATTCACGATTAACATATAACATATTTTCTTCAATAGCACCTTGCTTGTCAAGATTTTTTAACAATAAGTCAAAATCCGCAAGTGAAGCTAAATCTTCAAATACGTTACCACGAGTTTCTATAGCTTCAAAAAGACCTTCTGTACCAAAGTTTTCTCCAGCAATACCCATATCAGTATCTGCAGTAGAGCTTCCAGGTACACCTTTTTGAGCTTCAATCATAGTTGTTTCTAGGTAGTCTTCAAAACGCAAGCGAGTTTCACCAGCTGATTTTAAATACCAAGAATAACCAGATTGTCCAGCTTCGTCTGTAGTTTCAATCCAACCAATTTGAGCTGTATCAGATCCAGAAATTTTAAAGTAATCTTTAATAATAACTGGTCTGTTGTCAAATTTAGTAAAAGTTGGCTTAAGACCGTTAGACATAGTTCCAGATCCTTTAGCAAATTCAGAACCTACAACAAATACATTAACTCCATCACCATTGCTTAAATCAGCAGATAAAGTTGCAGTTTTGTAAGGTTTTACAGTAAATTGAAAAGCTGTTAAACTGTCAGCTGTTCCAGATTTTTCAACTCTACAGTAATTAGTTTTTAATCCTGTAGCAGAATCTGTAACAATTACAGTAGCACCTACTCTTACAGAGTTTACGTAATCAGATCCTAAAGTAATAAGACCAGAAGAAACTGTTGTGATAACACAAGATTCGTTTCCAGACTTGTTTTTGTAGGCTAAATGTAATCTATTTTGCTCAGACCAAACTACTTGATCAGAACTCATAGGCATTTCAGCACCTACCATTTGTAAAAATCCTCCTATTGTACGGTTTCCGTAGCGCTCTACTTCTTGCTCATACAACTCTGGAAGATATTGTTGTGCCCAACCTTGATTAGCCGTGTTAGCTAAATCAAAATAAGTATTGGCACTTACTATTTGAGAAGGTGATCCAGTTAAACTGTAGCTACCACCTAATCCTAAAGATGTGTTAAATCCCATTTTTTTTTAGTTTTTAAGTTGTTTTTATTTTTTTCTAATTTTAAATTTCAACCTTGAACTATCTTCACCACCTAATACTTTAACTTTTATACCACCTGCGTCTACAACTGGTTTAACAGTTCTAGGGCCCATGTCAATGTTTTTTGACTTGATGGCAGTTTCTTTTATAGCATCAGCTTTACCTTGCTCGTAAAAATGCGATACAATTTTATCGATGTTTCTACCTGCATATAAAGCTTTGTGATAACCTGCAGCGTCTTTCATCATATCGTTTTCGTCGAGGAACTCCCTCACGAAGTTAGATATGTCGCTTTGGTAATCCTTAGTAGCAGCGGCATCTTTTACATTGTACCTATATTTTTTGTCTCCAACTTTAAAATCAAAACCTTTGAAGTTTTCGTTAAAAACATTATTGGTACTTTGCTCAAATTGCTTATACTGCTTCTGCTGGACTTCACTAGCGGCAGATTGTTTCTGGTTGTACTCGTTATAAAAGTTAATAGCATCTTGCTGATCTTTAGACAACTTAGAACCCAACTTGACTTCCTTGTAGTATTCGTCTTTCATTCCATTAAGAAACTTCTTAGCTTTCGCAACTTCTTCTTTCAAAGCCAACTTCTTTTTTCTAATATCGCGCTGTTCATCTAAATCTTCGTCAAATGAAAAGCTATCTTCAATTAAAAAATCAATCTCGCTATTATCTAAGTGAGACTTGGTTGACTTGTAATATTCTTTTAATAGTGTGTTATTATCTACATTAGAGTAATCAGCATTTAACCTTACATACTCTTCAATAGTACCACCCGTGTCTTCCATAAACTTTACCAAACTTTCAATATTCTCTGGTAGTTTTACTTCTGGTTGAGGTGTAATTTCTTCTTTAGTAACTTCTTGTGTTACTTCAGCGACAGGTTGTTTTGGCTCGTCGGTTACTTCTTGTAAGATCTCTTCGACGATCTCTTCTTTTTGCTCAGTGACTGGCTCTTGCGTTTCTTGTGCTTGCAGCCGCACTTCTTCTTTAACATCTGTCTTTTCGTTTTTGTTTTGAAAATCTTTTAGTTTTCCTAGGTCTAATTTAATAGTACCATCTTCTTTAACTTCTTTATATGAAGTATCTTCTTGAGGTGTTTCTTCTACAGCTTTAGTTTGTTGAACTGTTTCTTCTACTACCTCTTCTATAGGTTGTGTTTGTTCTGACATGATAAAATATTATATAATTGTTTGTTTATTCTCAACGCGGCTCGAACTGTTCAAGTCCAAATCCACCTAATGTATCTTGTCCTGCGGACTCAAAGCTTTTTGGCGGTGCGTTGTTTTTTCTTTGATCTATAAGCTCACTTTGCTGTGATGCTTGTATTTTAGTTCTTTCGTCTTTACGATCTTCTTTAAACTTATCTTTTTCTTTTACAACAGCAAGTTGTGCTTCTTGTAATTGTTTGTTTATTTCAAACTCGTACTGCATTAACTCTTTTTTAATTGCAGCTTCTCGTTCCATTTTAGCTATTTCAAGCTGTGACTTCATTTGCTCTAACTGAGCTTTTGATTCTGTAAGAGCTTGTTGCTTTTGCATATCTGCTTGTGCAGCAGCTTGAGCAGCTTGAGCGTTTGCTTGGCTCTGAGCTTGAATATTTTGTTGTTGTATCTGTTGATCTTGATCTTGTTTCTTTTTTCTGCGTATTTTAAGCAGCTGATTAGCTAGCTTAATATTACGTACTTCTCTAATATCAATAGCATCTTCTAAAAATATTTGACCAGACTGTAAAGCAACTTGAATATTATTTTCTAGTTTAGCTTTTTCTTCTTCATCTGGTGCAAGCTCTAAAAATATACCAAAATCATGCAAGTGCAAGTTAGCCATTTCCTCTAATGTAGAAACATTAAACTTACCTAGCGTTTTAATAAATGATTCTTTAGTTGGTGAATATTCTATAACATCAGACACTCGCATTGCAATACACTCTGCCATTGTTAGGGTTATATACAAGCTTGATTGCAATAGGTGCCTTGTTGCTGTGTTAGAATTTGCTGCAGCTAATTTTTGCAGCCCTACTAAAGCATTTTTATCTGGTACGCTTCCGTCTCTAGCTTCGTTCAAGCCAGTAACATCGCGCATCATTTGTAAGTAATAATTGTAGGTGCTTATAAGTGCACTGATCTTATTATTACCTCCATTTGAATTAAGTTCCGTAATAGGTAATCGACCACGATTCATATCGCCGTCTTGTGTCATAGATCTACCAATTACACTACCAGTTTGAAAGTACATATTAAGTGCTTCTTGTGGGTTGTAATTAGTACCGTTACCTAAATCTATTTCAGCTAAAGCATCAGCATCTAAGTAAACACCATCAGGTACTACTCTAGATAATACTTGCTGTAGCTTTAAATGCGTAAGCTGAATCATATCAGCAAAGTTAGTCATACGACTTACTAAGCTTTCAATACGACCTTCGTACATACGTGGTGCACAGATAGCATAGCTCATTTGAGCTTTAGTTGTATCTGCCTTTGGTCTGATCATATTCTTTTTAAGCTCCCATTTTAAAAGCTCTTTACTGCCAATTACTTTAGCGCCTTCGTAAATAACTTCAATAGCTCTGTCTACTTTTTCAAAATCATCAGACGCTGGAGGATTAAACGTATCGTTTTTCTCTATAGCTTTGCTGCCGCCTGTAGCAGTCTTTTTAATTTTGTGAACTTGATTAGCATATGTTTTATACTCAAAGTATAATACTGTCGCTGTATTGTCTTCGTCAGCTTTAGAGTTGTAAGCAGTGTTACTATAAGAAGAGTTATAGCCTTTATAAGACTCTAACTGATCATCAGTAAGATCTGGAAACTGTTTTTTAAGCTCGTTTAAATAAACCTCTTTTACTTCACCCACATAATATATATCATCAAAGTAAGGTGAGTCTGTGTTAGAGTAAACTAAATCAGCAGGATCTACGTATTCTACTTTAATGCCTTCTGCCTTGTTAAAAGAACTTTTAGCAGCACCGATACCAATAACAGTTAAATCGTTATTAATTCTTCTAGATATAAGCTCGTATTTGTTTTTATCAAAAACACTATTAATAGCTTCTTCTTCTGCTATTTCTACAGACTGCTTATAATCAAGCTGCATGTGTAGCTCTAATTCTTCTGTAGACTCAGGTAGTTTGCTTTGATCAGTTTGATATATATCTATACCTAATTGTCCAGCCACCGCGTCGTTAAAAGGTTTAGCCTGCATATCTTCAGCTATCTTAGTAACATAGTCAGTACGTTCTTTTATTGAAGCTGGATCTTGCGAATAAGCTTTAATGTCGTAAGACCTGTCTGCCATACCGTTAACAACAATATCAACAAACTTGGGTATAATAGGTACTGGTTTCCAGTCTAAGTTTAAATAAGATAAATCACCGTTAATAGATAATTCATCTTTATATTTTCTAACAGACTGCTCTCCTCTAGCGTATAGTCTTAACGAGTGAAATGATTGTCTTGACGTTGAATATCTACCTGATCCGTTTTTACCGTCATAACCATCTTTAGTATTGAACCACTCATGCTCTATAGCTCTACCAACCTTAGCGCCGTACTCTGCGCTCATCTTTTCTAAATCACTAACCGCTTGGCTGGGAAAAGAACTCTTTATAGCTTTATTAATCATTTATTTAAATTATTTTTGATCTTGATCCTTTGTTGTCGTACCTTTTTATTCCAAGGTTTATACTTTTAATTTGTCGTTCTTGAACTGGTGTATAAAGGTTTTTATTGCAAGCCATTATAGCAAGTCCAGAACTTATTGACGCATCAAACTTTGTTCGGTTGTTTATATCAAACCTAGCCCAGTCTTCTAGCGTTCTGTTAAAATACATATCGCCACATCCTTCACTATTAAACCCTACATATTTTTCTATATAAGATTCTATAGCAGCAGCGTGTGACTGCTTCATATCTTGTGAAGAGTTAGGTATACCACCTATTTCTTTTTCTGTTACAGATAATTTACTGTAAACTTTATCAGGCCTGTTCATTGAAAAGCCTCTATAACCTCTTCTTTTAAAATGGTATAATAGTCTTGGTTTATTATTTTCTGCTAGTATTGGCATGCCGTAAAAAACACAAGCCATAAGTACATCTTCAAAAAATATCTCAGCTGTTTGTGGCCGAGCAACATACTCTAAAAAAAAGCTATTAGCAGGTGCTTCTTCCATTGAATATTTTGTAAGTCCGTGTAATGCTCCATTAGATCCTATGCCATCAACCGTGCCTGATATATCGTAACTATCACAGCCAAATGCTCCAACGTGCTCGTTACCAGGAAACTTAATACCATTTTTAAGTCTTATTCTGTTTTGCATTTCTAGCTTTGGCACCCAACTAACTTTAAATCTTCCGTTTTTATTAGGCATAAATTCTACAGTACTATCTTTAATACCGTTTTTCCATTGAAACGAACCTAATGTTACAAGCGACGACTTAGTTATATCGTCGTTGTAATCTATTTGTTCGTATATTTTAGTTAGATTAAAAAGCGATTGTTTTGCTTCGTCTCTAAACGCATGACTTTCTGTTCGAGGAAACTGTCTGTAAAACTCGTTTAAACCGTCTTGATCATTTTTTAAACCTTCTACTTCGTTTTCCCAATACTCTATTACTCCCTGTTCGATCTTGTCG